TAAAGATTCAGCAGTTGCAATTCCTTGATCTATTGCAGTAAATGGATTAGCTAAAATTCCTCCAGTTATAAATTGAGCATTTAAATTACCATCAACTATTTGATAGCTAGATCTACCAATAGGCAATTCGGTTACAGTATCTGATAAAATATTACCTGTAGAACCTTTCAACCAATAAACCATTCCGTCTAAAGCAAATACATATTTTGAATAAAGATCAAATTGAATTGTTTGATCAGCAGAAAGTACACGTATTCCTTCAGCTAGCTGCGCTCCTAATGGTGGTTTAGGACCATTATTACCTAGTAATTCATCTACTGTTGGCATTTATTCAGCCCAACAACGAAAACTTGCTCTATAAATTCCAGTATCTTTAAATGAAGGTCTTCCAGGATTTTTTCCAAACCATCTACTTTTACCAATAATTGATGCTTGAGTAGGAACACCGGGAATAATTCCATCCATTTCTCTCATATCTATAAATTGTCTAAACATTTGTTCAATTTTAGGAAAAGCTGGTTTTGCCATTCTTGCCATACTTGTATCTTTAATTTTTAATGTTCCATCCATAACTTTTTGTAATCTTTCAGCTGCGATACTTTCAATTAAACCTAGAATATCATCTTCATGTAATTGCCAAAAAATATCTGTGATATTATATTTATCTTCTAAATAATCAGAAATTTGATCAGCTGTTTTAGTTTTTCTAAAACCACGTCTACGTGGCCTTTTGGCTTCTTCTCTAGCAGCAGTCATAGGTCTTGTAACCGTACTCCATTGATATGGAGTATTTACAAAGCCAAAATATATGTCGTTATTTTTTGTCATTAAAATAAACTCTTCATTCGAGACCTTCTTTCATCTTTCTCGCCCCATCTTTTTCCACGAATAATACGAGATACATGAGATTGACTAACATTAAATATTCTAGCCAATTTATGTTGAGAATATATCTTTTGACTATAAAGTTCAATAATTTCTGAAATTTCTTCATAAGTTAATTTAGATTGTCCATTTAATTCTCCATCTGGATGATAAGTTCTTCCTTGATTTGTTCTATCCTCAATATTTTCTTTCGGAGTTGCCCATCGTAAATGATTACCACTAATACAGCCTTTTTTACCATTTCCACAAGAATGAGCCACTTGATGTATATTGGTAGGTTTTGATCCATTAACAATTGAACATATAAAATTATGCACAGAGAATATTTGATCATAAGATAATTCTCTAATAATAGCATATCCATTTAATCTATCATATGGCCAAATAATACATTTATCATTATTAGTTAGAACCGCTTCATCTAAAATTTTCTTAATTTCCTTATTTATTACCACGTAAGCCCCCACATGGTGCCCACAGATTGCGCTATACTGAGATACATGCGGCCCCAAGGAGTTTTTAGATTTTGCAAATCACCCAAAGTCAAATTTTGTAGATTAAATGGAGTCGTAATAGCAGCGCTGGTATCTTGATCATTTGTAGCATTAATAAGCCCTGGAACAAAATTATTGACTTGCATTGATTGACGTAAATTAGACCAATAAGTATTATATGGAGGTGGAGCAGTTGAATCATCTTGCGCAATATTAACAAGAAAATCTCCACCAAGATTATAAATGGCTTGAGTATAAAGAATTGGTGATGCTTGATATATCAATTCATTAACAAATTCAATTGCATATTCATAAGATAAACAAATATAGATGCTATCTGAAGGTAATGCTTCATCTGGCACGCCCATAATATTTTGAATCCAAAAATAATATCCATCAATAGTTGGAACTACTTCTGGTGGCGGACAAGTTATTGATCTTGTTGCCACTCTTTTAGTTGATATTGAGACATGTTTATTCATTAGAATGCTGATGTTCGTCTAATCGTAGGCTTATCTCTATCTTGAGATGCGCCTCTCTCAGGGAGTTTCGTGACAGTGATATTTTCTCGAACTTCTCCATCTCTATTATTGGTTGCTTTTTCTTCAATATTAAATTCTAAACTTTTCAATCTATCAGTAGTATTATCTTGAATAACTTTATGCAAAGCAACAGCAGCTTCTTCACGCGCAATTCTACCAGTTTCATCATTAACTGCTCTATTATGAATTATAAGTTCTTGAATAGCAGATACTGGAACAGGTTCTCCAATATTAAAAATATACATCGTGTGTAGTCCACGACGGCTTGGCAATTCTCTATAGTCAATAAGACCGTAGATTTCGTGACACTCAATAATTTTATCAATATCTTTCTGAGATAAATTCCCAGAAATTCTGATTTGTCCACCTTCTGGGATATTTTGTTGACGATAATTTCTCACTTCTGGTAAGCGATATTGAAAATCTATACTTTGATGTGTACCGTTTGCAACATACATATTCATGATTTTGCCCTTATTGATATTGCATGCTCATGATAGTAATTGCTTCTGGGCGAACACCCCAACCAGTTGTGATGCGCCACTCGCTAAGAACGTCAATGGCGCCGCCAGCGAGAGGAGTTGGAATTTCGCGCGGAGCAGCCATATCGGCATACATGAGAGTGCAAGCTTCGATGCCAGGTGCCAATTTAGCGATTTCGTTTGTATTGATTCGACCGCCATTTGGTTTCTTAACTTCTGGCATAACAAGAATGACGGCATCATTACCACCAGCACCCTTGCCGATAAGCGTATCGTCATAGAGCCAGGCAATCTCATCTTCGTTCATCGCGAGAACGTCTTTAATAAGTCCAGCAGTGGTTGTAGAACCGGCACCGGCCCTTTGATATTGAACAAGCTGGACAATATTCTGATATTCCATTGCACCCAAATCTCGCTGAGGGCCAAGTATAACGAAACGATGCCCAATGCCAAGCTGATTACAGCGTGTTTTAAGAGCGCTGATTTGCGTAATCAGCCAAACACCAAGTTCACCATTGTCATAAGTAACGACTGTTGAATTAGCATTACTATCAGGCGGCAAATTAACAGCAGTGGCGCCCTGCGCGTTCATCAAGCCTTCGCCATTGGTAGGATTAAATCCATACAATAGCGCGTTGCGTGATAATTGAAAATGGCCTTGTCGCATTCCAAGGCGTTGAGCTTCAACAATATTGACACCCCAATTGCCCATAGCGGCGGTATCGTGATGATCATATTCCGCACGCACGCGCAGCTCGTAGGATGATGTATTGATCATCGAGAGTGCTACATTGACACTTGGCAGATTGTTATAGGTTGCCTGTTGAGCAGCCATCTGCGTGCGAACATCGATACGTTTCATATAGACGTAAAGATCACCTTCCTTGAGGCGCACAAGAGGTTGGCCATCGGCAAGTGTATCAAATGCGCCTGATGCTTGCACATAGGGCAAAATGATACCAGGCTCAATGTAGGAAGGATTTACGATGGCGAATGAGGGAGAAATACCTGGCATTGACGTTGACCTCTAAGAAAGGTTGATGTTGACTGTTACTATTTTAGATCAGAAGAAGAACAGCTGATCCAGCTCTGCTCCAGTTTGTGGCACCGGCATTGGCACCAGATGATGTATAAACGACGACCATAGAATTGCCAGAATTCCATCCAAGAATTTTAAGAGTTGTTGGCAATGCCCAACCTCCAGATCCACCAGTTGCAAGTGTAACCCAACCAGCAGCTGGATCCCAATTTAACGGTGTAGCAGAAGGCATAGTGCTTGGCAAAGCTGCAATAAGCGCAGGATCAGCTTGCATTGGAATGCGAGCAAGGCTTCCAAGTCGATAAAAATTCACAGCCATTCCTGGACTTGATTGCGGAACATTACATTGCGGCGTATTTATCATAGTGTGATTTTGATTAAAAACGCTGATTCCACTTGTAGTCGCAGCCGTTGTAGAACGTTTGACAGTGGCACGAATGGCATTATCCATAGCTGTTATTCTAAGATATTCACCGACAGGGATACCACCCCACATCGGTAAAGTTTCAGCAGCATCGAGCAAACCACCAGTAAGCTGATTCCGCATTGCTGGATCATCATGGGCATTGCCTTGCATGAGTCCATCAAGAGTGACGCTGAAAGTACCAGCGGCATTAGTCGTGAGAACTGGATTAAGTTGGAACATCTGATACCTCCTTAATTCCTAACTCAAATGAATTAGGAACGATTTCTAATGCCGACCACTCGACGTTTGTTAGTTGAGAACTGGCTCATCCAAGCGCTTGGATTACCAACAAATGTCGAGATAACTCGACCTGTTACATCTGGCGTCTTGATCTCTCTGAGGAAATCCTCAGAAGGAGCAGTTGGATGCAATCCAGCATGTTCAGCATCTGCATATATTGTTTGTTCAACATTCGCAAATGCCGCATCGCTCACAATATGTGTAAGATCAATTTCCTTCCACGACGGAGAATGTTCTTTCAGACCATTTGCGAGACGACGACGATAAGCAAGCAGATTTTCACCATCTTGTGGTCTTGAGGCACGGCCGCCATGCATGAGATAAACACGATCTGCTTTGACTTGAGCATCTGCCATCGCAGCATAGTCAGAATCAGTCATCTGCTTCGGCAGACGTGACTCAACATCTGAGATGCGCTTTCTGATCTCATCTTCAGCATCGGCCTTTGCTTTTGCCGAATCAGCCTCTTTCTTTTCTTCAGCTTTCTTTTTCTCTTCAGCTTCATCGGCATCACGTCGAGCTTGTCTATCAGCTTTTGCTTTTGCCTTATCAGCCTTTCTTTGAGCTTTTGAATCTCTTCGCTCTTTCTCTTCTTTTTCAAATGCATCCATTCGAGCACCTATTGAATCGAGACACTTCAATGTCTTATCCAATTGTTGACCTGCATCTGCATCAGCTTTGGCTTTTGCCTCAGCATCAACTTTGGCTTTTGCCTCAGCATCAGCAGCAGCTTTATCAGCATCAGATTTACGAGCAGCCTCAAGAGCAGCAGCGCGAGTATCTTCGTCAGCCATAACATGATCTCCAACAGCTATACTGGTTACACCAGTAGGATTGCTTCCTTTGTCCCAAACGCCAGCAAGACAGATTGCAACATGATCAAGAACTCTAGGCTTGCTCTCAAATAGAATAGGATCTTCATTATTTGCTAATCGAATTAGTGGATCATTTCCATATAAAACTACAGCAGGAGAAGTTGATAGCTGATTCTCCGCCATAATTTTAGCAGCAAATTCATCATATACTCTTGCAATACCCCAAACTTCATCGTCTTTTATATAAGGAATAAATATTGAACCTATGTTGCGCTCAATATATTCTTTTGAATTCAATGTATTAGTATTTGGATGTTCAAATATAACAGGTAAGCCTTGACAACGCTGCAAGAATTCATCATTCAAATAAATAGATTTATCTCTCCAAACAAATTCTTTGTGTCCGCTTCTATATGATAAACCAGTACCTGTAATTCTAATATCAAAAAGCCACATATTACCGTATTTTTGTGGCGAAGTGATTAATCCTTGTTGCATTAATTTGGCGATACCAAGTTCATCTGCATTAATTTTTTGTAAAGTAACTGCTAAACCAGGATGTATAGGCTCTGGATATTCATTCAAATATGACCAAATAAATTCTTCATGTTCTTTATTAAGATTGGGAATAAATTCATTCTCTATCAATTGAACAAATGTTACATAATCAACTTTCCTAGTATGTTTTTGATCGTCTCCTTCTACTTCAGTTACTTGCCTATTAACCTCAATAATATCACCTTTAGGACAATCGCCTAACTCTTCTTTGCATTCACGCCGCGCAGCTTGCTTGTGATTTTCTGATGGCTTTCTGTGACCTCCGGGGAGACCCCACCAACCAGCATAATCTCCATGGTTACTTCTTTTAAGAAATAAGCCTTTACCTTGTGAAGTAACAAATAGAATACCTGCACATGATTCTATTTCAGTCATGAAAATAAATCTCTACCAGTATTAATTGGCCTACGATTTCTGAGTACATAACTAATTCCAAATTGGCTAACTCCAAATAAATCTGCTAATTCTGATTGAATATATTTTTTAGAATCATAAAATTCGATAATTTTACTAACGTCTAAATCAGATAATTTTACACTATGATTTTTCTCACCATATTGATCTGGCACAGTTCCGTCACGTCTTCGATCTAATTGATTTGAACTATTAGTTCCCAAATATAAATGTCTATAATTCATACATAATTTATTATGACAAGAACCATGACAAACGAACATTCCTTCTGGAATTTCTCCATAATGACGCTTATAAGCTAATACATGAACACGTTGAGATTTCCGTATTTTTATACCACCATAACCATTAGTAACTACACCAAATGGCCAAACAATACATTCATCTGTTTCCAAATAAACATGATCCTCAAACCATTTTCTAGCTTCACCAATCTGTGTCATTGATTTTTACTCAATGCTCCTTTTCTCAATTCTTCGTGAGCATTGCCTTCTTGATCTGTTTCTTCTCCTTCTTCACCTTCTCCTGTTGTAAATGTTCCACCAGCATTGCGTGGATGTTTTGCTTCTTCAAAGGCATCAAGTTTTCTTTTTGATTTTGCAATTCTGGCATCTGCCATTTTTCTTCTATTTTCATCTTTTTTAATTCTTCGTCGTGCCATAAATGCATCAAAACGTTCAGCTATATCTGCCACACGCTTTGTAATTTCCACAACTGGATGTCCATAAGCCATTGCATCAACTCCAGTTATAGTACCTTTATTTTTTGAAGCATAAAAGACTTTTTCACCTTTTTCTGCACCATATTTTTCCTCCATAGCGCCTTTGATTTTTTCACCTTTATCAGTTAAAGGCATGATTATCTGCCAGGAGGGATAGGAACTGCCTCGCCAACAGGTGAAATAGTCGCGCTCACAGCTTGACCGGCCACAACATTAACATCGAGCGTTCCCAAAATATTGACAACACCGGCGCCAAGATCAGCATCAGCACTTGTGGTAATTTGTGTTTGACCGATACTAAGACCAGAAATTGTTGCCAATGTTGAATCATTTGCGTCAACAACTACATTGGAAATAGCTGCATCTGCTGTCGTCCATGTCGTAGCGCCATCAACTACAGCAGGATTTTGATTTTCATCAAAATATGCAATTTTTACCTGAATTTGATACTGATCAACCAGTGTATATGCCATGTGGTTTTCTCCTGAGACGACGAAACCGTTATCCGATATGATAAATCGGACCACATATTGCGGTTCTTTTTCTAAAACTAATGAAAAAGAAATAGTTCCAGTTATTTTCATTAGGTTTTATGATGCGTTTGGCCTCCAAAATGCCCCTCTTTTGGAGGCGCTGCTGCTGGCTGTGCCACCGGTTCTGGAAATGAACCAGGATACATTCTGTTAACATATGCTTCAGCGTCTTCTTGTTTTTCAGTATCTAGCGGCAAAACACCATTTGGTTCGATAGCTGGACCATCGATCCAAGCATCACGAGAATATATCCAATTGCCATAGTTTGGATCTTTTTCCAATTTCATTTTTGGCAATGTCTTTGACAATTCTTTCGGTTTTTCTTCTTTTGCTTCTTTTGCTCCATGTTCCTGAACTTTTGCTGGTTCGGCCATATCAGACTTCCCTATGTTCGAGATAACGTTGACGTCGTATTGCAACTTCACTAATTAAATCAATAACAGAAGCATTTAATTCTTCCATAGAATCATTTCTCATACCTGCTGATACGCCGCCACCTCCACTACCAAATGCACTTTTCTTTGCGCCTGGAGGTTTCTGCCCTGGCATGCCCATTTCCATTGGATCAGGCTTGAATTTAGCCATTTTCTCTGTATCAAGCATAAGAGGTGTTGGAAACAATATTTTAAGATCATTAAAGTTCTGCGATGCCCAATCAAGCAATTCAGCTTTATTGTCAGGATCAGATATTGGAAGTAATTCTTGAAGCATTGCTATAATGGAGCGCAACTTTACATTAGCGACTTTGATTTTTTCGCTATCTGGCTCTGTTAAGAGTGATGGCCAAGTAGAAATAAAGCGATTTGTCCATTCTGTAAATACTTCATTAAATGATTTTCCACCGTAATCTTCAGGATAAGAATTTTTGATTATATCATAAAATTCTACATTCCAAGCTCTAAATTGACAAATTTTATTAAAATAGTCATATAAAGGCTTCATTGAAACTCTTAACTTATCAATGTAGCGCGCTATTGCTTTGGCATCTTCCTCGCCTTCAGCAAATGCAACAGCTAATGTCTCACTATTCACAAGTTTCGCTGGCATACCAGCACTTGCAGCAATATTCTCAAGTATATTCTTACGTGCAGTTTTCATAGAATTGTCAATATTTTGTAAATTCAATGATTCAATTGATTCATCAACACTAATATTCAATACATTACCAACTACAGCCTCTTTCAAAAGTTGTCTTTTGACTCCGGCAATCGCTTGCATCACATTATTTATAATGGAACCAGGCGATTTCATCTTAGCTACAATGACACCTGCTTTCTTTGTTACTAAATCATCAGTAATCATACTTTGTATAAATGATTTTAATGGGAAAAGTGCTCTTTGATAAACGGAGCGCCCAGTATATCCCCAAGTTGAACTTGTAAACTCCAAATAAATCGGATCTTCATTCATATAAATGCAAGTTCTAGTTGGATGATATGAAGTTCCTTGAACAGTAATCGTTAAAGGTTTTAAAAAATCAACTTCATTTGGGTTTTGATTCAAAACTAATGAACCAGCAGTATTTAAAGGATCAAAAGTATTAAAAGTCATCTTTTTATGTGGTAAACCAACGAAATCTAATGGTTTTCCAGGGTCTTCTTTTGGTAGCATTGTTGCAACTGATGCTAATCCATAAACACGTGCCAATCTAACTGTATTGGCAATAATACGATCACAACCTAAATTCGCCCATTCATCTAAAAATGCTTTACGAACTCGTTCTTCAGCTTTACCTGGTATATTTATAACTCGTCCTTGGGATTGTGCTAATTCTACTGGATTATCAACAAGTTTGGCACCTAAAGGATGGAACGCATAGATTAGTTTACAAAGTTGGTACGATGCACTCGTACCAGGTTCAATATTATCGGCCATTAAAATCTGGGCTAATGGCGATCCAAGAGGACTACCGCTAATCCCATCTATTTGAAGATCAGCCATGATCTATTAAGCTACGATAGGTCCAACATTATTAGATTGCGAACCCATTGAACCAAAGGAATTAACTGCCGTAACAACACAATTCACATAGAAACCTACATCACCAGCTACCAAAGTATGAGTAGCCGCTGTCGCGCCAGCTATTGCTGCGCCAGCACGATACCATTGATAAGTATATGATGTAGGATTGTTATACCAGATACCATTTGTAACCGATGCCACGCCGCCACCAGCAACAGAGAGTGAAGTAGCAGATGCATACGGTGCAAATTCATTTGCAGGTGTAATTTTAGTTTTGGGTGCTGTTCCACCAGTTAGAAACCATCCTGGTACCAAAAGACGCTCTTTTCTATTGGCAAGTCCGGTTGGACCATTTGGAATACGCTTAAGTGAAGATTGTGCCATTACTATACTCCTTCATAAAAGGGCAAAGCAGCTCAACCAGTTGTAGCAGAACCTAGAGCACTAGCTATCAGAAGATATGGGAGGAAAACCACTGATAGTTTCAATCTCTGCCAAGATCACGCCCTCACCATTTCGAGCATTTCAACACGCTGCATTGTTTCTTGTAATGTTTTAGTCAATGCAGCAATTACTGTCCACGGATTAGGTGACTGGATGACGTTATCTTGATCTTTGACCCCGGTCGCAGCATCGAGAATTAATGTGTCCTGTAACTCATGAGCAATAAAGCCCCAGCGTGGCTTTGGATCACTCGTGACCATCGGATCAGGCGGGGAACCATCTTCTTTTGGTTCCACAATCGCAGGTGTATAATCTTTATGATTATAACTAATCGGACGCAGCGCCTTCACTCGATCCCACATAGATGGAAGCTCTTTAATGTTGGTCTTGATGCGGTAGTCGGACGTATAGGCGAGATTGCCACAAAGAACGTTATCAACCCAAGCCTGCATCGCAGAACTAGTCCAATAAAAATTAAAAACGTTCGATGTTGCACCGCCTGTTCCAGCTCGACACTGGTATCCGGATGTCGTAAGCATCACCCCAGTGATGACCGTACCGCCAACGGCGGTCGTCAGCTTACCACCAACGGACACATTATTGCCCACATTAAAATTCGCGGCAGTGTCGATCCAAACTTGGCCGCCACCCGTGACGTTGAGAATTCGCATGGAACCATCAACTGCGTTCCAATAAAAATACCCAACTGCCGCAGCAGCATTGTTCAAACAAGCAAATTGAGCATTAGCTGAACCTGGTGCTTGCGCATAAAATGCACCAGCAGTAGTCGTCACTACTCCTGAAAATGTAGCCGCAGCATTCGCACGAGTAATTTGAAATGGCCAATCAATTCCTACACCATTATCACCATATCTAATTATAGCAAAATTAGAACCAGCATTACTACCAGTTTCTGCTTGATTAAGTCCAGGAACTATATTCCAACGTAAACTACCATTAGTATAACCAAGAATTTGGTTAGAATTAGTAGTAGCTGATTTATTTAATGATAATGTCGAACTTGCTCCATTAATGGTAAGAGTACCACCATTAACACTTACATTTTGACTAAAAGTCGCAAGCCCGCTTGAACGAACAATAGTTAATACAGGATCAATCAGCGCTCCATTATCAGCAAAACGCTGTAAAATAAAATCAGAACCAACATTCGAACCACTTTCAACAGAACCTGTACCTAAAGTAAAAGACCAACGATTTACACCATTATTTGATCCATTAATATTACAATTATATGTTGCTCCACCTTTATTTATTGTCAAATTTGCCGCACCAACTGCACCAGAACTTATGGCAACAGTAGCGCCAACTGCATTAACAGCAACAGCATTATTGGCACGTACTATTTGTATTGCAGGACCAGTATTCGCACCAGCATCACTAAAGGAATAAAGATAAAAATCAGAACCTGCATTTGAACCACTTTCAGTACCACTACCACCAAGAATCATCTGCCAACGAGCATTGGCACCATTATATGCAGTTATATAATTACCAAAACTAGCCAAAGGTTTCCGAAGAACTAAATTCGTATTTCCATTAACAGGATTTAAACTAACATTTGAATCGCCAGATCCAAGATTAACATTAAGGCTTCCAGTTAATGTTCCACCAGTAAGTGGAAGATATCCACCAATGGCAGTAGAAACAAATGCTGTTGTGGCTAATTGAGTTGTATTTGTTCCAGGACTAGGCGTTGGAGCTACAGGAACGCCTGTAAATGTTGGAGAAGCTATTGGAGCGCCGCCTGCACCAGTAACATCGGCAGTTGTGAGTACAACTGCACCAGTTCGCGTATTAAATGAATCTACGCCACCTGATGGACCTGTTGGACCTATCGGTCCTTGTGGACCTGTTGCGCCGGTAGCGCCAGTATTACCTATTGGTCCTTGTGGACCAGTTGCACCTGTTGTTCCTTGTGAGCCTGTTGCTCCAGTATTGCCTATTGGCCCTTGTGGACCGGTAGCGCCAGTTGAACCTGTTGGTCCAGGTGGTCCTGTTGGACCAGTTTTACCTACAGATACAATTCCAAATATAATAGCAGTATTATTAATAATAGTACCACTTGCACTTATAAATGAAACACCTAGAGTAATGTAAGTACCACTATCAACTGCATCAGCTATAACATTAAATTTATGAATATTAGCAGAATTTTGTGAATCTTGTATCCAAACTTGCCATCCTGTAATAATTTCAATTAAAATATTTGTAGCATCTGTATTATCATAAGTTGTTTTGCTGATATAAACACTAGTTACAGATGTTGGTGTGGCATTATTATATTGAATGCGACTATTTGAAGGAGGTGGTGTTATGGAACTTCCAAATTCATAATTAATAACGCTAGTAGACGCGCCAGATGCTCCAGTTGGCCCTTGCGGTCCTGTTGCGCCAGTAGAACCAGTTGGACCTTGCGGCCCAGTAGAACCAGTATTGCCTATTGGACCTTGTGGGCCTTGTGCTCCTGTTGTGCCAGTATTCCCTTGTGGTCCTTGTGGCCCGGTAGCGCCTGTTGCGCCTGTTGCGCCAGTCGGCCCTGTTGGACCAGGCGGACCCGCTGGTCCTGCTCCTGAACCAGGAGTTTGTGTAGCATCAACAAAAGATAATTCAGACCAATTAGAAACTCCGTCCCAATGATAAACTCCAAAACTAGGATTAGTAAAAGTACGATTGGCACCGCCAAGTAATGATAAAGTATTTGAAACTGTATCCTGCTGTAATACTATTGATCCTCCAGATGGTTCAAAGTGAATAGTTTTTGTAATTGGAATACCAGAAGCGCCAATACCAAATGAGGCAATATTGCCGTTACCAGTCAGAATAACATTATTAGTATCAATAGAATCATCAGGTGGCGCAATATTAATAATTGAAGCCCAAGCATTAGTAATTGAAATACTTTTATAAGGTGAATCTCCAACAGCACAATTAAAAGGTATAATAGTCATAAGCTACTACCACATATCAATGTTGCCAAGTGAGCTTGCAACTCCATAACAGAGACAATCAACCAAATCGTCCTCTTGATCTTTCAAACCAACATTAAATGTAAAGATTTGTTTTACCATATGATTTGCGTGACGCTGCTTAAAATCAATAGTTTTATGGTATGCATTTTTGCTTATTTTACATTTTCCAGTATTTGTGTACCCTGAAATTGATAGAGCGCGTGGCATTTTCCCAAGTTGTACCAATTTGCTATCAATTGCAGTCGCCATCCAGTTATTTCGATTACATTGTTCCAGAAGCATTGTTCCAGAACCTTTATCTTCAATTAAAGCCCCTATTGTTCCTTGAACTGCATGGCATTCACGAGAAAAATATTCTAATTTCTCATATACCATAGGTATCCAATCAATTAATAAACTAACAGCAACTTGCTGCAAATCATAATCTAAAATTGTCAAAGGCCATTCACCATCCTTATTAAGAAAATGTTGATTTAAAGCAAAGTAAATGACGCCTGTGGCATCATGTTCTGAACCTGTTTTAACTCCAGTATCAATAATTGCAAATACTGACTCGCACCATTTAGGATAGTCAACAGGTAACCCATCAGCCCCCATAAAATCTTTCTCAAGAAAGAACGTGCCGCCAGGAGGCTGCGGATTTTGTTGATAAAGTGATTCAAAATCTCGGAAGCCCAATATTTTACGCTTTCTTTCAAGAGCTTCTGTATTCTCCCATGCAGGCCAAAGTGGTTCGCCTACTTTACGTGGAGGTATAAGTGGATCATCTTCAACAGCGAACGCCGGTAAAGAAATAATGACCCATTTGTCACCACCTTTCTCCATTTCGTGAATAAGTTTGCCACCTAAATCATCTAAATGCCAGCGCGTCTGAATCAATATGATTCGCGCATTTGGCTTTAATCGAGTCACTAAGTCTGATTTATACCACTCGAAAGTTTTTTCTCTAACAATTTCACTTTCTGCTTCTTCTCTCGATTTGACTGGATCATCAATAATAGCTAAATCAGCACGTCGGCCAGTAATTGCTCCACCCACACCAGCAGCGAAGTATTCACTACCGTTGGTTGTTTCCCATCTCGCTGCGGCGCGATTTGATTCATCAATCGAATACCCAAGAATTCCTTGTTTGAGCAAGATTTTATTTCTTACGCGGCGTCCAAAGCGTTCAGCCAATTCGCCAGTATGTGAACAACCAATAATTGAAGTACGAGGATATTTTAAGAACCAAAAACAAGGGAAAATTTCACTAACATATGTTGACTTTGCACTACCTGGTGGCATAAAGATCATTAATCGGTCAATTTCACCATTTAATACTTGATCTAATTTTTCTATCAAGAATTCGTGATGACGTGCAGGTTCAAATCCAAAATCTCTTACACACTCACGCGACCATTGAAGTAGTGACGTGCGACATTTGCGCTTCCATCGCTCAGTCTTATATTTGACGAGCATGGAATTACGTATCTTTTCAAGATAATTTTCGTCTGGCGTAGGGATTGATATTGACACATCTTATTCTGAATTTAGGGGACACTTCACCGTTGCGCCCAAATGGTCGCTACATTATCAAAATAAATATGTTTCCTTTATGGAAAATTTGAAAAACATAATTTACGGAAAATCGAGGGCGAAACGGGAACCCCACATGTTGCCTCTCAAATTACGGCAAAAGTATGTCCGCATTGCGGTTTGCGACATTTTTATTAAACAAAAATGTGATGTGATATTTTCACTCTTGCACTCTCCGCGGATTTGTGCAATAATATGATCCGGTGGAGGAAATCAAATGTTAGACATGTTTTCAACTACTCAAGAACAAGAATATATGGACGTATTTGGAGAATATCAAAAATATGATAAGTTCTTTTGGTCTGTAGGGATGTTTTCTGGTAATGGAGCCAAAGAGACCATACGATACGCCTTAGAGGCGCACCTTGAAGTATTTTATCCTCATAGACTAAATAAAAGTGGTAATTTCGTTCCTTTATTTGGTAATTATTTATTCATAGAATATATATTACCAACTACAGTGATGATATGCAGACAATCATCTAAGTTTTATGGATTTATTAGTTTTGATGGTCAACCAGAATTAGTTAGACGCAATTCTATTGATGAATGTTTGAGACTATTAAAAATGGGCAAGTATAATCACGTATTTACTCACCATTCTTACATCAGAAAAGGCACTCTTGTAAGAATACTCAGTGAAGATAATTTTAATGGTAAATTGGTTAGATTATTATGCGATGTTGCGCCAGATATGCCAAACAATAAAAGAGTTCCAGTAGATTTTGGCAATATAAAGCTAATGATCGAAATAGGCAAGATACGGATTTAGCATGATAGCATGGAGAGCTGATTAAATTGTCAGCTGTCCGGGCTATCACGCCCATAGGAGTAGAACTTATGAAAACATTGTCAAAATTGGGTGGACTCGCTGCGTTGCTTCTCTCAACTACGGCTATGGCCCAAGTGGTAACTAGAAGTCCTGAGGCGCCACCAAATCAACCTACAATTGACTATCAGAATGCCAAACCTATGCCGCTACCGCAGGCCAATCAACCTGCGCCAACCGGCGTGGACCTTCTGCGCAATCAAATCAATCCATCACAAGTGTTCGGAAAACCAGGCGCGACAAAAGGTGGAGCAGGGTCAGGACAAGAAAACCCTCTGGATCTGGCGCCAAGCCAGGTCTTCCCTGAAGATCTTGGTGTAGTGCCAGAAGAATTTGGTACTTCTGGTCTACCTTACTCGACCAGCAGGGTAAATGCGTTTCGTAACATCACTTCCAAGTTCTACCCATATCGGGCAGCTGGGAGGGTATTCTTCCAAATCGGTACATCAAACTTTGTATGCTCTGGATCAATGATTGATCCAGGCATCGTGGTACTAGCGGCGCACTGCGTAGCTCAATACGGATCGAACCAGTTCTATCACAATTGGGTATTCGTTCCGGCCTACAACAATGGGCGCGCGCCTTATGGCACGTTTGCAGCCAAACAGGCTTGGATCTTAACATCCTATCTCAATGGATCTGATCCTTGTGCGCAATCCGGTGTTATCTGTCGAGACGATGTAGCATTACTGGTTCTTTTCAGTAATGCCGGAAACACTGTAGGATGGTACGGCTATGGCTTTAATGGCTATAGCTACAATAACTCAGGAGAAGCTGAGATCACTGAGCTTGGTTATCCTGTTGCTCTTGATCGAGGAGTGTTGATGGAGCGCAATGATTCCAGAGGGGACATTGTAGGATCACTCTCCAATAATACTGTCATCGGCTCATTGATGACAGGCGGTTCGAGCGGTGGACCTTGGCTGGTTAATTTCGGCCAAACACCAGCGCTTAATGGTACAAGCTTCGGCAGCTTCCCTGCTCACAACATCGTTGTTGGTGTCACCTCTTGGGGCTTCATCAACGACGCTGTGAAAGAGCAAGGAGCTTCATCATTTACCAGCAACAATATTGTCCCACTGGTAAATGCTGCTTGCAATGGTTCACCATCTTCTTGCTAACAACTAACTGAAATGTCTATGGGGCGTTTAGCTGCGCCCCATAGATTGCCTCAAGGAGAAAATCATGCAAACGCTATCAAAACTCACACTAGCCGCGCTTCTATTCTCAACTCCAGTATTGGCGCAAGGCGTCATAATTGGCCCTGGTGGAGTAGAAGTTCAACCGCCATATCGTGAATACAATCAACAAGAATACCATCAACAATACTATCATCATCATAGAGGTGGTGTAGATTGTGCTGAGCTGCGCGCCGCGTGTCTTCATAAAGAAGAACTAGGTGAAGAAGGCCAAGGCAACTGCCAGCGCTATCGCACGTACTGCCGCGGATACCACTAAGGAGCGCCACCATGCAATGCAAACAATGCTTCGGACGCGGATTGAGATGGACAAGTGATGAGGACTACGGTCCATGTCCTCAATGTCACGGCTTCGGTATCATTAGCTGTTGTGATACTGATTTACCTTCAGCTGATGATAGGCTCATTGACCCGCCAGTAACCAGAAGCAAAGTCAATCATGAAGTGTACTTCGTACCAAAGATGCTAGCGACAGGATATGAGATGCCATTCTCTGCTGCGCCACCAGATACACTTCAACAAGAGATCATTGATCTGATCTTGAAATACTACTAACCACAAAGGAGCGCACCCATGCCTAGAAGGAGCTGGTCAAATGATGAGAATGTCAGCTTCATTGATGAGTGGAATAAAGGTACGCCAATTGCTGTGATGGTTACTATCTTCGATATTGGCCAATCATCAATTTCGCACAAAGCCAAAAAGATGGGGCTCAAGCCACGTTACGTCTATTTTCTCCCAAAAGACAGAAAGCCAAAAGCGCCACCCTTAGATGCGCCCCCTCCACCATTGCGTAATGGCCTCACCATCATGGAACTTGGTGAGAATAATTGTCGCTGGCTCATAGAGGACAAGCTTTACTGTGGTAAGCCAATTGGAAGCTTTGGCTTGCCATACTGCGCTAAACACTACAAAATGTCAGTTCAGAAAAAGATAGAGGTAGTCTAATGCCAATAACTATCGAGCAATTCAAACAAGCAACTGGTACTATGCCTACGCTTGATGATATGGATATGGTTAACTGCCCAGACCAAGGTCATCAAGGACATATGTTGTGCGGTTGGTGCAATCAATGCAACAAGCCGCGCTTCATATGCGAGCATTACTTTGATATTTATGACCCAAGTTCAAATTATGAGAAGGAGTGGTAATGCACATCAAATTCGTCAACGATCTATGGCAAGTTTACGCATGGCGCAACACGGATGAGTGCCTTGCTTGGAGTTATACGGTGCGCGCCTTAGTGATAGCATTCAAGGAGCGCCCCAATTTGATGAGTGAGATCCACAAATATAGAAATTTTCACATTTTCGCTCACGGTGGCTTCAAGCATACTTTAATGGATGATATCAATTGGAGAAATGCTGATGAACATTAACGATGAACTAGACCTTCGCCATTGGTTCAAAAAAGAAATCGGTCTACAAGTTCAGATTCAATGGGTAGAACCAGCTAAATACGGAAGCACCGTAGGCGTGCCAGATTGTTATGCTAATTGTGGATCAGCAAAAGTAGGTATTGAGTTGAAGATCTGGGAGCGCACCAAAAATGGCATCAAATGCAAGATGCGCCCCATCCAACGAAGATGGCATCATATGAACATGAAAAGTGGTGGTAGGAGCGCAGTTTTAGCTCACGTACACCAGCAATTCATATTAGTGAGAGGAGATCACATTCCACTGCGCGACTATGCTTCTCACAAAGACAGTGGCTGTTCTGATGGACAACTCATGTATGAGACCATCTTTATGGACTTGCCGCGCCTTCTATTTGATGAATCTTATGGCTTTTGGTTATAGAGGAGAGAATGATGAAACGCAAACAAGAATATTCATACGATGAGAAGTGTGAAGAATTGGCAGCGCGCTTTTTACAAGATGAGGATCTGAGCGTAGATGCGCACCACAAAGCTGTCCAAGAACTTGCTCAAGAAATCCAAAATACTATCGAAACTTGGATCAAATATGATATGGAAAAGTGATGATGGCTGATGAGCTGAAATTGTGGGCGCGAGTGCTTGCGCTTGCGCTCATTTTGCTCATTGTACTAGCAGCGCGCCATGCAAGATAAGATTTGGGTCACTCGTGATGGGCGTAGAATCTTGGTGCGCCAGATGGAGCGGTGCCACATACTCAACTGCATAGCCAAGATCGAACGCGATCCCAAAGGTTGGCGCCACAACTATTTGGAGCGCCTCCAGATTGAATTGATCATAAGAGATATTTTACAGGAGCGCCACTAGATTTAGCACGCGATGGTTCTACATTTATAATTTGTAGTGAAGTTGCTATTGATGAGAATTGATGACATTCGGGGGAGGGCCAGCGCTCCAGGCGCTCGCTCAAACAGGCAAAAACGGAAAAAGCCGACAACGCTTGCGCGTTGTCGGCTTTTCAAAAAGGGAGAGAAGGTTAGGCGCGATTGCTCGCGCCTAACGCCTAGGTGTTACGCGACATCGGGCGCAGGCAACGCGCGTTGCGCATCGGGCGCGACAATCGCGGGCGCGATTGCCTTTGCCTTTGCGCTAGGCGCGACAACCGGCCCGCGTTCCCCGCGCGTTATCGAATACCCGACTGCGCCTTCGTTGTAGCGCGACCGGCGATAGATATGCGACAGGCATGCCTTAACGAGCGAAAGCGCATCTTTGTCGGGTGCACGTTCGCTACGCACAAGACGCTTGTCTAACGCGCGGGCGATGTCGCGGACATCGTGTTCCCCGCATTCGCGGCCTAGCAGGTACATGCTAACGATACCGCGATTAGAGTAATCGCGGGAATGCGTCGCGCCGAACGGCGCATCTACGTTCGCGTTGCGCGAACCGAGCGCATCGATACGCGCGTCCGTTTTCGCGCGATACTCGAAAGCGCGCTTTGCCTTGCGTGCGAGCAACTTGCGCTCGTTAGCGCGAAGAACAGTCGTCGAAATTGCCTTTTGCATTGTACTAGTCCTTTAACGAGAGAGAGGCGGAAGCCGCGCCTTGCGCGGGGGAAGTCCGCCGCGTTAGCAACGCGCTAACGCAATACGGATATAAGAACATACGAACAGGAATGCAAGCTTTCCTGCCCTATTATTACGAACTTGTAATGACCCGGACATGTAAAAAAGTTTACAGGTGTTTTCCCGAATTTTTGGCCGATCGTTCTGCTCCGCAGAAATACGGTTATGTGATCGCGTCGCTTCTGCGCAGCAGAAGCTGCTCTGGTCGCTTCTGTTTTACAGAAATGTGGAAACGTGCTCGGCGCAGCCGGCGATGGAGTGAACTCGTCTGTGGCGCCGGCTATGGCTGGATATGTGGACGGATCTTGGTGGCGCCAGGCGATGGGCTGGATATGTGGCGCGCATGGATGGTGGCTGGGCTCTGGTGGGTCGGCCCTCAGCCTGGTCCCACTTATTCGCTTATCCACATATTCATTTCACTTCTCATATTTTCACATCTTCACATATTCATTTCGCTTTGGCAGGAAAGCACACTTTCTTGCTCTAGCTTTGGCTAAATAACATTCTCAAAGCGTTCTGCTTTTATTCGCATCCCACATATGTAGATCCACAAGGAAGGAGAACAAAGCCAGAACATAGAACGAATCAGATACCTACAGAACTATTATGTATATTGGATGGTGAAATGAATATGTGGATGGCTACATTAATATGGATGGTGAATATGTGGATAGCTATACTGCATGGTGACTATATGTATATGGATATGTGGATGGTGAATATGTGAATGGCTATGGTGATGGCTAATAGTCTATAGTTGCGCCACCCCACATATTCACCATCTACCATAGCCATTGGATGGTCACCATAGCCATCACCATGCACTATGACAGCCACCATCGGCCATCACCATCCACCATAGATCTTATACTTTAACCATTGGTCCACATATTCACCCCAATCGACCGTGCGCCTTGGTGGCGCCATGTGTGCAGAACATGATGGCCACCCACCATTGACCACCATCACCACCTCAGTTGCGCCACCATCACCATGTTTATGAGCCATCCACCATAGACCTTAAACCTTAGTTGCGCCCCAATCAATTACTCATAATTTTCTGAAAATCACAATCCTAACATACTCTATAAGTTAGGAGTAAGGTAGGAGCAAAATCATTAGAAATATCATATACTTACTATACTACTCCTATCTTATCTAAGATATCTAACTGAAAATGCATACATGTCACTGTGATTTTTTACGCCGAGTGGTGACCATAAGGTAGGAGCGATGAAATGGCTGGCAACCCCATGTAAACGTTGCATTTTCTGCTCCTAGCACCGATCAAGTGTGTAAAAGGAATTCTACAGTTGTTTACATGTGTATTATGATCTGTCCATAATTTCTGGCTCTGGCGCATCCCAGTCCATTGGCTCTGGCCATACAAAATTTCTCTTTAATCGAAAATCCCACAGAGCGCGACATGTCGCAAGAGGTGGCAAGACATAGCAATACCACTTTTCTTTACCAGATCGTTTCTCTTCAATAATGCTTATGACACTTCTACCATCATCATTCATAACTACTCTACCATTTACCACCAAAGGCAAAAATTCTCTTAGTCTACGGCCAATTTGTGTTTCAGTGAGTGGGGTGGCGCGGCTGTAGTATTTTTTCATAAATTTGAAATAATCTTGTCTAAGCACTTCTCTGCCAGAACATACCCAAATGGTATCGTCAGCTTTGATTTTATTGTCTTTCTCATTGAAATATAGCACACCTTTCATCAATAATTCATCCCACCATTTCTCTTCTGTAGTTTGTCCACGTCTAATTTGATCTACCAATGCATCCGTATGAAGCGCCTCTCTGCAATTGAAATCATCAATAGATCCGTTTTCTAATTCATACATGAATGCCTCATATCCACCATTATTTAGTTCGTTTTGTATAGCAGCAAAATATGAATGATCTTGCTGATGTGTATTATTTACATGAAGTACCATGTAGCGCCGCTCATCTGTAGTGGCAGGTATAGTGTGACCTGGATTAGCTGTCATAAATATGCGCATGACATTAGTCAAATCTAATATCGGGCCATTTTTCTTTTCTGCTTTAAGAGTTTTACCTGTGATATAATCATTTAGCGTTCCTGTATGGCGCCTATCATTACCATAAGTAACTTCTTCTAATGCCAACATAATTCTGTTCTGTAAATGATCTCTAAATCGTCCATAAATATCTTCACTATTAGATGTTCTGTAACAATGACGTGAGCGCCGCTCAAATGTAAATTTACCATCTATGAGCGCTTCTAATATGTCAATTAAAAATGATTTACCAACACCTTTGTCACCTATGAGTAATATGGCATATTCTACTTTCTCCCATGGACGTTGTATCATATGACGTAAATATTTTATGAGTTTTTGATATTTTCTCTCATCATTATTACAAATGATATCTCTAATATATGCCATCGTTAATGGGCAATTACCTGGCGCGCCTTTAATCACAAAGCCACGATATGTATTGAATATTTTCAGACCTGTTTGGCAATGTGGATCGAATACATAACCTACAAATGTGCGGCGCTTAGGTGACTCTAACCATACTTTGGTAGCTGGAACTTCTTTTGATACTGCGTTACCTCCTGATGTAGTGCTTTGTATGGTTAATTTAATATTCTCATGCTTTTCTATAAAAGCTTTACGCGTCATAAAATCAACTTCGCCGTTTTCTTCTTTCAATATCCAAAATGTACCACCAATAGTGATGGCAGCATATTTGGTATTGAATGATATGATAATTTCTTCTATTGGATCTTTGGGCGTTTTAATTTGCCCAAACATGTCTTTGGCATCAATGATGTTCTCGCTTGGCGGCGCGACTTCGCTCCATATCTTATCATATTCTTCTACACTCATGAGTTTTTGTAATGATTGTAATATATTATTGATCCGTTCTTTGTATGATTTCATCACATTGGCGCGCTGCATGACATCGATTGTATCTTCAAGAAGAAAATTATCTAATTTATCAGTTTTAATCCATCGCTCATATTTATCTAGCTCAGCACGAATGAAATTTACTTCTTCTGCACCTTTGAAATTAGCCCAAGCTATTGGCATCTCATCACGCTCCTATAAGTTTCATTCCACGCTTTCTTATATTACGCGCTGCATTAATATCAGCATTGCCTTTTAGACCACAATTTAAGCACAAAAATTCACTTTGAGAAAGTCTATTCATATCATTAATATTACCACATCTACTGCATTCTTGAGAACTATAATGTGGCGCAACTTTAATGATTTTTGACGGGAGAATACATAATCCGCTTTCTAACATCATATACGCACTGAATAATTTATCTCTAGTGTGATATGGAATATTACCCATTTCAAAGAAATCTAAATCTTCGATACAAATATAATCTGGTATTGTTTTACAATATAATGACAATAATGAATTAGCAACATAATTACGCGATAAACCATATCTAGGATATGTGAATGCATTTCCATCATTAGTCATGATAAGCCAACGTAAACCAACATCTATGCCAATAAATTTATTCAACTTCCCCTCTCACTAAGTTGCAGCTTCCGCACTTGTTCCAAATAAACACGACGACCCCAATTTTCCCATTCTGCATCTAAATTTCTTTTGAATTCTTCCTTTTCTGGTGTCAATCTTTCACCGTTTTTTACCCAATTTTGATATATTTGTACTTTCAAATTAAATGTATCAATTCTGTTTTGCCTATCTATATTAACTTGACGTGTAGCCTCTTCCCATTCATCATCACGTTTCTTCTGGAGCGCTGCTCGTTCTTCAACAATTCTCTTTCTTTCTATTTCATATTCAGCATTGACTCTGGCTCTTTCAATAGCAGCTTCGTTCTCTTGTTGCAATTCTTTTTCACGTCTAATCTTTTCTTGCTCCCACAGCAACTCGTTTTTAGCCAATAATTCGGCATAAGCCTTCTTTCTCAATTCTCTGATTGGTTGGCGCGCTGCTATGGCCTCATCACTTAAATATACTGCATTGGTTCTATTGGCATTTTTAGATACTTCCTCAGCCATTTCCCAACCAATTGCAGTGAATGCATGATAACTAGGAATGGCTTCGTGAACTGATAAGCTTTTGGGCGCGGCTTGACCATGTCTCAAACGCTCAATAACTTGCCGTTCCCAAACGCGATCATAAGCATCCCAGCCGCGATCCAATAATGAACATGGCTGTGGCATAAACATATATTGCCACACACGTTTATTTTTATAGCCCTCAACAGGCATTTTTATTCAGCTGCTACACTACCGAACAAATCATGTTTGAGCGCAGCTATACGCTCAGCTCTTTTCTTTCTGGAATTAGTTTCAATCCAATATTTGTTCTTACAATCCAGACAGCAAAATCGCTGTCTCTTATTAAATATTGGCATATCTGAGCCGCAGATTTGACAGTTTCCAACTTTTAGATTTTCAAGTTTCATTTCCATCACTCCGTTTAAACGACAGAACGATTCCGAGTGTGTCCCAACATTGTGTCTAAAGTAAGGCGCCCGTGGCACAATCTACCACACATTTTTTTTGTATTTATGCCCTCTTGCTTTTCCACTAGAAATGTGTACATAATGCGAACATGCTAAAAGATGATCCACCACATCCATTAGAGACGGCAGAACAAAAAGCAACCAGATATTGGCGCAACATGCGTTTGGTCATTAAATTAAATAATATGGAGCAAGAAGATCAACAGCCATTAATACCTGTCAAAAATGATTATCTCTACCAATTAAAGCAATTCAAACAAGATATAAAAGCAATATTGATAGGCAAATCATCAGAAATAATCACCAAATATATGATATCTATCCAATCTCGAAAGAACCAACTACTACGTGAAAAGTTGAAGCGTCTAGAAAATCAAAAAGTGGAAATGGAGAATAGAAAATGAATCCTATATATAAGGATGAATATCATATTTGGAAAGAAATGAAACAAAGATGCTACAATTCAAATAATAAAAGCTATAAAAATTATGGTGAAAGAGATATTGAAATATGCGATAGATGGTATTATTCGTTTGAAAATTTTCTAGAGGATATGGGATCAAAACCTGGAGGAAAATATGAATATACATTAGAACGTATTGATAATGATAAAAATTACGAACCAGATAACTGCAAATGGGCAACATATGAAGAACAAAATCAAAATAAACGTCATACATTAACACAAGGTGAAATTGATAGAATTAGAAAATTATATCAAAAGGGAATATGGTATCAGAAAGAATTAGCCATTTATTTTAATACCACAGAAAAGAATATTTCAACTATAGTAACTAATAGAACGTGGCGCAACTCAGCAAAGGATCAAGCAAATGCCAGTGAACTATAATCGTAATGAATGGCTTAGTGATCTGTTCCCTGATGGCAATGCGCCTCGCACAATGTCCACAGTTCAATATGAGGAGCTAAAGCAGCGCCACCAAGAGATGATGAGACAGCGCGATCTGGAGAAGCAACGCATTGATGAGCTGAAGCGCAAAGAATGGGAAAAGATACTAGAGCAAAAAGATCAAATCACATATTCAGATCAGTTGGCACAAGAGATATGTGAGCGTGTCAGCGCTGGTGAATTATTGATCAACATATGCCTTGATCACCATATGCCAACAATGAAGCGCTGTAATGTGTGGCTGAAGTCAAATCAAGATTTCGCGCAACTATTCTCACAAGCCATACAAGATCGCTTGAGCATATTTGAAGAAGAGATCATCAAGATTGCAGATGACGCTACTCAAGACTTTAAGGAAGTGACAATAAAGAAAATGAGCAAGCGCGTGCTTGATCCAGAAGTCATATCGAGAGCCAAATTGCGTATTGATGTAAGATTTCGCCATTTGCGTGCAGGGCGCCCAAATAAGTGGGGTGAGCAAAGCACACTCATTACCAAGAACAACGAGGATGATCCAGCAGAGCTCACCAACGAGGAATTGGAGCGCCGCATAAATGAGATTGAAGCAAAGGATCGTACCATTCACAGAGTGAAATAACTCATGTGGTGTAACTTAGTAACTTAGAGACCGGCCTTTTTCGTGCGCTGCATAATTAAATGACTAAATGGAATGAAAATGTGAATATGTGGCGCAACTAGTGGACGCGTGAGCTCTAGAGCCCTCCGCTAAGTTACAAAGTTACACCATACTCAGATCCTCAGATATATCTTTTCCACATATCCTCGAAGTCTTTTCTGAACCAACAGCGCTGGACTTTCCCAGCACTGCCCTGTCTATGAGGCTTAGTTCTTATTTGAAATTCAATGAATATATTGCCTATCATACGCTTCGATACTTTATGTTCCACATAGTCAATTTCATGCTCTCCATCTTTGTCCTCGATTAATTTAGAATGGAGCGCATCTGTGGTAAGCATTTCCAGGTTTGTTTTGCTGAACACTTTGTGCGCATCACGCAGCACGCACTCTTTCACATCTGGCCCGTCAGTTTCTGTAATGAAGGCGAGCGCCGCTTTGCGCGCAACTTCACCACGATCAAACGAGTCTGCAATGGCGATTAACGGCCGCCACTTATCTGCATTACGTCCTACTAACTCAGTAGGCATTCGCGGATCACTTTCTAGTTCCGCTTGCTTTGCCCATTTAGAAAATTCAGGTTCATAATAGTGTTGCCTATTGTTGAACCGTTCAAGAGCTTTCGTGGAACGATGCAAGCGTATAATGAGCGATCTGCTCATTAGCGTAGCTGGAAGTCTACCTATTCCAGCGAGCGCAACTGGGCCGTAAACTGGGAATGATACCACATTCCCTAAAACGACGCGCGTCACACATCCACCTGCACTGTGTCCATCATTCAGAACTGATCTCATGCTCCGTATGATGGACATGTTGTCTACTTCGTCCAACAATAGAGTGTGCCCATTTGCTAGACGAAAGGTAGACGCTACAGTGGGATCGATCACTCTTTTAGCATTCCAAGTCATAGCACCAAGAACATCTAAAACCGTACTTTTGCCACAGTTAGGTACAGGACTAAGTATGGCAAGTCTTGGTGATTTGCTGTATTGGTTGTATATGTGCGTATGCAACGCCCATAAAGCCAATCCAACAAGGTAGTGGGGTTTTGTATCCACAAAATGTGCAAACATTCTTACCACTTGCTCAAGTGGGTTTACTTCACTTTGCGCTGCTTTATTAATGTTCATTTCAGTTACTCCGATGGCAAAATTGCCTAAAAGGAGAACTGAGCCTCATTTTTACGTGGCCGTGTGCTATCTAGCTCTAGTCCCTGCCACATTCCGTTCCGATTCACAATGTCAAATAGCAGGAGCGCTGCTGCGCCCGACGCGATACTTTAGCACATCTAGCTAGTGAATGCAACATTCACTACAGTGAACCTCGCCACATACTCACAAGTTATACACAGGCTGTACTTTGAGCAAATTTTCAGCTTGCTTTCCTCCGCGGACTATGCTAGACTATAGTTCGGGAGAGGAAGAGATTCCCTCCCGAAGTGAAGTAGACCGAGGGTGAATATGATCCTCGGGAGTGAGTAGCAAACAAAGAACAAGAAAACTGAAGTGGCGCGCTCCCTCGAAGCTATTTGAACTGTGAAGCACTTAAACCGCCCTAGCGCGCTAGGGTGAGCGAAGGCGTTTATTCAATAAGGCAGAAGCCGCCTGAATCTTTGAACGCTTAGTACCTCGCCCATGAAGCGCTACAAGGTGGGATACGTTTAACGCCAGTTAAAGAGCGACAAAATTGGCAAGGATGCGATAGGAAATGGAAGCTAGATAGCACATGATCGCAGACAGGGAAAGAAACTGAATATGAGTTTCTAGCGCCTGCAATCCGACAGCTTAGTGAGACACGTAGATGACAGGACTAAATGAAATAGTGCTTGTGATCGTAAAACTCGCACACTGAGCAGACAATCACACAGAGCACAGAGAGCGTTCTGAAATGGGGCGCCTCTGTGCTCGATGGGATTGTTTCCCTAAATGAGGCTACTACAATGAAAATGACAGCACAAGAGAAAGTGAAGCGTAAGAAACGCAAGGGATTCAGAATGCTAGATGGCATCGCAAAATTGGATCCTGAGCGATGTGAGCGACATCTCCCGACAAAATGGGAAAGAGAATATGATGTCGCTGTGATCGTAAGCAAAAAAGAAGCGAGAAAATGGCGATGAGTAAATCGAGCGTGAGAAAGCGAAAGTTGCGCATTTCTCACATGAAAGAACGAACAATTGAGGCGAAAGAACATATTCGCCACACAATTGTGATGATTAAGCTCGGAAATATTGAGAATGTGGCGCCGCAAGCACAAAACAATGCGTGGTATCCAACCGCGGCAGTGAAGCCGGAAGTGAGTTGGAAACATATGCAAGAAACATATTTCAAATCCACGACCGTAAGTCGTGCAGTAAATGAAGTGGACGGATGTACAGCATTTATCACAGAACAAAAACCACGCAAAAAGAAGATTAAGGTGTGGGATCCAACTGGACGTGCACCTGGAACATACAAAGATTACAAAGACCCTGGATTGGGGATAATTAAACCAGGTAATCGAAAGTTTAGAGTGTGGACGCGAAACCCGAAAGCGCTCATCAAGACTAAATTGGGAGGGCTAATAGCAAAAGATGCCATTCCGAAACTGATAAAGGAGTGAGTTATGCCGAGTAGTGGAGTGAGTAACTATTATAGTTCTATGCGAGCGATGAGCGCTCGCAAATTCAAAGTGGATTGTGTTAGACGAAGAAATGGTAGGCCATATACTTGTATGGAGATGTGGCCAGAGATGAAGAATGCATGGTGCGATGATTGTCGCAATGAAATGCAAAAGTTTGTGAAGAAATTATCTAAATGATATTTGGGGCGCTACTTAGGTGGCGCTCCTATTAGGCACTTTTGCCACAACAAAATGAGGCTATGTTATGAATAAGATTGAATGGAACGAACTATGCGACGAAAAAGTGGAGAATGAGAAAGAAATCCTAAGTGTTGAGTACAATGCAACTAATGAAGCGGAAAAGAAAATCCGTTCATTATACTTGCATGGGACTACTGAGGAAGGAGTGAAAATAACGATATTTGAGACAAACGAGTCCGATGGAACATCGGCTGCTCCACCATACTTCTGTGTGGGGCATCTAACTCCGGCTGAATGTTTGGCAGGAGAAGTAGCTTATGTGGAGAAGAACGGTTACATTAATGACCGTTTAGGCAAATAATTGATTTGGGACGCGTGCGATGCGTCCCTATTAGGCACTTTTGCCACAACCTAAATGAGGCTACGTTATGGAAAAAGAAGACATACAAGTATTGGAGTCTCTTCTCGAAGAATACGGATTAAGTGACATCTTAACAGCGATGGCAACTATAATTCGTATGAAGGTGGAAGCAAGAAAGCTAGATCCAAAAGTTGAAGCTGCCGGATTGCATCCTTTTCCACACGCGCTCGCAATGAGAGAGACGCGATTGAAGAAAGCGATGCAACTTCAAGAACTAGCTAATCGTATCGACTAAGTGAGGCTAGAATGTGGCGCCGCGAACATCGAAGTCACAGATTAGGAGGCTATTATGCCATTAACTGCAAACATGGTATTGCGCATCATTCGCGATGCGGAATTTAAGCTCGATGGATATGCAGAAACATATGTGAATGCACTTCCACGTGCTGAAGCAGAGTATGGTGAACGTGGAGTACGCGTTCAGATACTCTACATTCTGAGCAACATGCGCGCTTCGGGTCCAAAGCAAAAAGAAGCGAAGAAACAACTTCAAAAATTAGCAAAAACTAATTGAACTATGGCGCGCTACTTATGTGGCGCGCTTCTTTTAGGCAATTTTGCCATAACTAAATGAGGCTAACATGAATACCACAGATACTACAGATACTACAGAATATGATCCTCGTCTAATGGCGATGATAAAAGCAGAGTCAGATGCTCGTAAAAGAAGCAATGATTTTGCTCAATTATATAAAACTTCAAAACGTGCGTCAGATAGGCGTAATGAAGCCTATTGGGATGGGCGCGCGTCCGGTATAGCAAAAGCCATAGACATTTTATCAAGAGATTGGTGAGACTACAATGAGCAATAAGAAACACGATCCATGGATCGTCTGCCCCGTCTGTAACGGTGAAGGAAAGACTGTCAATCCAAATATAGACGCGCATGGATTAACTCGTGAAGATTTCGACGAAGATCCAGACTTCGCCGAAGATTACATGGCAGGCGTATATGACATTACGTGCGCCGCTTGCAATGGAATGCGCGTTGTGAAGCGCCAACGCATTCGGCAATTGGAACAAGCTGCTGAAGATCGCGCATTAGCTGCGCGTGAGAACGGCGATTGGGAATCATATAGTGTCGCGCGTGATTGGCGATACGGAGGCTAAAATGAAAAAGATTATAATAATTGCTGCTTTATTGGCAACAAGTGTAACTTCAGTATCAGCTTTAGGTGTAGAAGATCTTACATGTGAACAAAAAAAGGAACACATGGCTGATATTATGAAAGATTATGAATATTTCGTAAGTGAAGCTGAAAAAGCAAGATTTAGAGGAGAAATGACACATCAAGAAATGGATGACTCAATTAAAAATCAATTTATAGATATAATAGAAGTTCAAAAATATTTGCAAAAAGATTATATTGATGCTGGTTGTAAAAATAAATCAACTACTACAAAATAATTTAGAATTCAAGAGGCTACAATGAAAAAGAAGGCAATGAGTGTGCGTGAGCGTGTTCTTCAAAGTTTGAATGATCAAGCAGCGCACAAGATTGCTAGACTTGAAGCAATGATAGCTCGGCTTCAAGATGAGCGCGAAGCTGATGCATTGGAAATCAGTTTCCTGCATCAAAGAGTTTTGAAATATGAATGCAAAATGAAAGGAAACTATTGAATTTGAGGCGCGTGCGATGCGCCTCTATTTGGCAATACTGCCATGGAGACCATACTATGTCGTCAGAATTTGACTCTCACGCAGCAGCAGATGCCATCGACAACGTTCTGAGAACATTTTCGGAACTTGAATCTCTTTCTGAAGATAGAAGAAAGTATCTGGAGAGAGAATTGAATAATCTTCTTCGCAAATCCTACGATGAAGGATTCTCTGATGGAGAAGAAGCTGCCGAAGAAGATGAGAAAGAAGAAGGTGAGAAAGAAGAAGAACACGAATAGTTGAGTAATTGAACTTGGGGCGCTGCTTATGTGGCGCCCACTTTTAGGTAATAGGAGGCTACAATGAAACATGTTATCACGATAGCAATTCTGCTATCAACTACATCTGCTATGGCAGAGCAAAAATGGACGCATTTACCAGATGGTAGATGGATGTTTGTGGATCCAAATGATCCGCCTAAATCTGCTCCATCAAACTCGCAAATGTGTGATTTTGAACATCACTGTTATGGAGGTGAAGAATCTTCACCATCACCAACTGCGGTTTTACCACCATCACCGTCAACAAATCTTCCACCATCGCATCTTTTATCACAGCCCCAGTCTATGCCAAAAGTTACATATAATCCAGAACCGGATTGTTGGGATATGAGGCAGGGCATTTTCCCAACAGCTGAAGCAGCTAGAAACGCACGCATCGCATGTGGAGATGAATGATGCCCAAAGACTTGTGGACTGGACAACATTATGTGGGTTTATGTTCATGTAATAGTGGATTACGTGCATATGAGAGAAAAGATGCACGTGACATATTTCTATGTTTTGCATGTAATGATTGTTGGGAAGAAAAACAAAAAAGATTCCGTCGTGATGTGTTAGATGATCCAAACTATTGGCATGATGAGCCAATAGATGATGAATAGGAGATGTAAATGGCAAATAAAATCAAAGTTCTAAAAGAATACGAAGATGGATTAATTATCCAATGGAACAATTCCATCTGGGTAATTCGTTCTGACGGGGATCAGCCATCACTCTGGCCTGTGGCGCTTCTATCGAAAGATAAATATGGACATACAGCAATTGTCATACCAAAAGGCACAGACGTAGCTAATGCCAATGCTATAATGGCATTGCTAATTGGTATTCCAGATTTGTTTTAAAGGGGAATGTGAATGATCTTACAACCAGGTCAAAGAGTGCGCTGTATTCGCACTTGTGAAGGCGAATGTGCAGGGGAAGCTATTAAAGGTCATATTTATACTGTCATGAACGTAAATGATTTGGGAATCACTTTAGAAGAAATCATATGTGGTATAGGGGGATGCACAAATCATTCACTATTTGATCCACGTAATTTCAAGCCTCTTGGAGGTGAAGATGAGGAAATCAAAAAGCTTAAAAAATTGATTAAAGCTCCAAAGAAAAAATTGGAACCTGTTGACTAAATGATTAGTGGCGCAGCAGCGCCACTATTTGGCACTTTTGCTACAACAGAGGTTATCATGGCACATAAATATCAAATTTGGTATATGAAACCTTCATGGTTTATAAATGGAAATGCATTTAAAGAAAAACCAAATCCACAAGATTTGGGATATACGCATATCTACCTAAAAGACTTTGAGATGGAAAATAGTAATCTTGAAATCATCTATGCTGCTATGCAAGGTGAAGTTTGGTCACCAAATGGTGAAGCAAGAGATCTGATAAGATCAAAAGGTCTTCAGCATACCTCAATGTCTATTGGTGATGTTATAGTAAATGATTTGGGTACAGCATATATGGTTGCTTCAGAAGGATTTTTATTACTGACGTAATATATTGGCGCGATCTGACTAGCATCACCCCCGGTGCTCTCAGGTGAATGACTCTGAAAGAGAGAGCAGAGTTCAATTGATGAAGGAGGATGGATCCTCGCCGCGCCATTTGGTATTTTAACATGGAGGCTACTGTGATAAAGGTAACGGATGATATTTTTCAAGAACTGCTCCGAATTCAAGGAGCAGTGGTAGAAGCATATGGCATTCATGCTGTGACACTTGCCATAATGAAGATCATAGATAGAAAAGCTGAGCATCATGCTGTCACTTTGACAGATATAACGATGGCTAGACATTGGGCGAACTGCTCTGATGCCGCAGTTGCGCTTGAAGCTGTAACATTGCGGGAGTTTGGAGAATGAAAAAACTTCTCACCATAGCACTTCTAATAGCGAACCACACTGCTCATTCAGCAGAGACTTGTCAAACAACTGGAAAACTCACACATTGTTGGGACTCTAACACTGGTGCGCTGCATTCAACTATTGAACAAAGCAACAGTGGATATTCCCATACTTGGACGCCGCAAGGCGAGAACTTTACAACATGGGACCACAATGGTCTCTCGAATACATGGAGAACAAAATGAAATTTGTTGTGAAAAATACTTCCCGTGGATGGGAAATTGAGCTTTGCAAACCAATAAGAGAAGGAAGTAAATATTTTCACACAGCAAAGCTACAGTGGCGCACCTTGCCAGAAAATCTAAATCCAGACTTCATTTATGAAGACTATGAGGAAGCAAAAGATGCTCTGGAAAGAAGGAAATCTGAGAAATGATTAAAAAAGTAACCAAAAAACAGCGAGAGCGTCTTGCTGAGTTGCGCATAGGTCTCGACTCATATGCTAGACCACTACGTGACGTAGATATGTTACGCAATGTGGTTGATGAGCTTTTGGCAATATTACTTAATGAGCCAGGTGAAACTGGCAAGAAAGGTGATGTCAAAAGCTATCGGGGAGATGATATATGAATAATATCATATATCATGATTTTAAGAAAAGTCCAAATCAAAACAAACCAAAAAATTGTGTCAATTTTAGTAATTGCACAAATTTTGAAGCAGAAATTTACTCAATAAATTTTGAAGAATTTACTTATCATAATAATCGTAAACCTGGTGATGAATATTATATTGGAGCACAAATAGGAATTGATGAAGGGGAATTTCCAGTAATTGATATTCAATTTAGTGAAATGTTAATAGCATATATTATGCCATTAGATGAGGCTAAAAAATTAGTGAATGTATTATTGGAATGTATTAAAGAATTAGAGCCACCGCTATCATCAGCTTAGTTGGAGAATTGAATGCCAAATCAATGTGGCAGTTGTACTTTATGTTGCAAACTATTGGGTGTACCAGAGCTTAAAAAACCACCTGGTAAATGGTGCGCCCATTGTACTATTGGAAAAGGCTGCAAAATTTATCCAGAAAGACCGCAGCCTTGCGTTGATTTTGAATGTGGTTGGTTAATATCGAATTTGCCACTTGAGTATCGCCCAGATCATTCTCATATGGTAATGACAGGTGAGAATGATAAAACATTTTTTATCCATATAGATCCAAATTATCCTAATGCTACTGAGACTAAAATAGGGCAGAAAATATTAGATTTGATACATAAATCTGGTTTGTCAATAATTTTAGTGACAGGAGATAAAAGGAAACTTTTATCAACATCATTTAGAGAATTAGAAAAAGCACAAGCACTCATGAAGAAGATGGAGATCAAAGATGCCAAGATCAAAGAAAGCTGACAAATTCCAATTAGAATTTGAAAAAGAGGCGCTGCTTGAAAGATGCGCCAATCTTATATTGGCGTTGAAGCCGTTTGCTGATTTAGCAGATTATTTCGATGGCAGAAATGACAAAGAAATAATCAAACCAACATTAAATGTTGGATACTTACGCGCAGCCAAGAAGGCGATAGATGACGCACTATATGACTACTCAAACGAAAAGGAGAAAGTAAAATGAACCCGTTACTACCGTTTGCACTAATCAGTAGTTGGTGGTATTACGATACTGGAATACATCAATGTGCTCCAGGAGTATCGCCAGCTGAAATGGTCCATTTCATAGAGAATATGGGACAAACTCCCCGTGTTCGATATGATGGAAAGCGTATCTTGGTAATGAAGAATACCGATGATACGCAAGGTCTTATTTTCTACCAAAGTAAGACTGACTGCGAGGAAGACGGAAGAACTTGAGAGGCTACTATGAGTCAAGGTGAATTTAGTGTGTGTCAATTTTTTGAGAATGACACATATGAGTATGTGCGCCGCTATGTAAGTGCTGAAGAAGCAATGAAAGCAGCGGTTCATTATTCTAGTAATGTGGCTTGCAAGCTTGGTATTACCAAGCGAGTCATCATTACTGATGGAGGAGATTGCGTTAATTGGGAATGGATTAACGGACAGGGCGTGACATTCCATTGGCAAGAATCCTAGTGGCGATTCTGCCCCCCAGGCACCACTAGGTATGACTGGCCGAGCGCAAGCTCGGCCTTTTTCATTTGTTAGGCAATTTGCCATGGAGGTTACTATGGTTACTAAAGCGAAAATATCCATCGAGTTGAATGTGGATGTGGCACAAGAAGTGCATTATTCACTTGAATCTCTGTTAAAGAAAATAGATTGGGTACTAGAAAATCAACCACCGCGCAAACCATCTCAATTAGAGGCGCTACAAATACGACGTGAACTATTGGAGCGTGCATCTTTGAACTTTAAAGATGCGCTCAACAATCGTGCTCTTGAGAATTCAACAAAGCCAACTTTAAAGGCTGTTAAATAAGTTTCGTGTCAATGTTCCTATTTGGCTGCATACCTGGAAAATAGGCGTCCTCAGCATTTTGCGTATCACGAATGTTTGAGGGATCGAGAGTTGACATGAATAGAGAGGGAGAGTGGATACGGCATCTTGCCATTCTCCCTCTCACTACTTAAGGAGGGAACTGTGAAAATAGAAACATGCATTTATGACAAGGAAATCGGCCATCAACTTGATATCACAGCACCACAAGCTGTGGAAATCGTTGTATCTTTTGACGATAAAACTATCTGGATTAATATAGATGGTATATGTAAACTTCGTGTATGCCAAATAGAACATTTGGAACTTATTGGAGTTGGGCGCGAAATGGAGAAATGAAATGCGACTGGGGCGCAACATAATTGTGATATATTTTTGTTTATTATCTCAAACAGCTCAAGCATGTCATAAATATAGTATATGGCATTATCCATGGACTCAAAAATGCGATGCAAGAGTACATGTGGTAAATGTACCACAAGTGCTTCCACCAATACGTGATAATGATATTCCTTTGCCTTCGTTAGATGATAATTGGAATGAAGGTGCGCCAGATGATGAATTGAAAGCAAGACTAATGTTGCGTGGATTGTTGGAGGCTAAATGAGCTACCCAAAATCAGCATACACAAAACTACCTGAGGGATGGAAAAAATGTTTGGGAAAATATCAAAAAATAAGTACCGCAACAAAAATGGCAAATATTTGGAATAATAGAAGAGATGAATATTACTATAAAATATTCCCAAAATTCAACAATAAAGAAACCTGTTTTATCATTGCTCGCAAACTAAAAAAGGAGATTGACAAATGAGCAAGAAACACCACTTATATAGTGTATGGGAAATAACATCAAATCATATAATGAAGCGTGGCTATACAGCAGCGTTTCATGTGACTAAGCACGAAAAAGATACATTATATGAAAGTGAATCTGAACCATACACAGTTGAACAATACTCACGAAACAATTGGTACAGATGCAGTTGCCCAGGTTTCGTTAATTATCATCATTGTAAACATCAATCAATAGTTAATGAATTTGTCCAACAAGGCAAAGTAGGTACTGGATCACTGTACGATTATGATTCTAAAAGATGGTCTAATCAATTTGTAGACGTTCCAGAGGAAGAATACGATGAATTCGAATGAACGAACCCTTGCGGATGACATGATACGTGCGGCGCACCTGGCGCCACTTGATATGCCACGTGTAGGTGGATTTTTACATGCTGGCAAACTTATTAGTCGTGCTCAACGTTTCTTCATACAAAATGAAGCTCGCGATGCGGTTTATAATGTACTCAACAGTAAACCTTCATCATTGTTACAGGCGACCAACTTCGCTCGCTTGCCATTTCCTATTACATGGCTTGAATGGGAGCGCCACTTAGAAGATCAATCAAAATTGATCAAAGGTCACTATCCTGTAACTCGTGTTGGCGTATTAATGCAACAAGTAGGCGCGCGCTCCATACGCCTGTTTACTTGTTGGAGATTGAAGAATGATCCAAAAATGTTAGATGATAGAATTCCAAAAAAATATTTGGATTTTGCAAGACAAGTTGATAGGCTAGGAATCTCAGCTTTAGAAGGTGCATGGGATTTAGATTCAATAAATGGTAAACCTGCATTTGAAATTCAAGAAGCAAAAGAATTAAGAAAATTTAATACAGCAAATTGGTTTCGTCGTCCATTAGTTAGTGGTAATATTGAAAAATTGAAAGAAATGTTTGTAACTGAAGGATACCGTGAACCTATCAGAATAGCATTGAACAATCCAGCTGAACTTAAAGCAATGCAAACATTGGAAAAATGTGCATGTTATCGCATTCATGAAGAGGCAAATGGTCTTGACGTTTTTCTACATTCTCAATTAAAAGGGAATGATGCAAATGCCCTTATCAGAGATTTAGAAGATGAGATGGCGCCAGCATTGGCATTAATCATCCTTTTGAATTCAAAGAACTGCGTTGATATAGAGCCAATAGAACCACCTATTAAATTAAATAAAGCACTCAGAAAAGCTAGGAAAGCTGAATTAGTAAAATATTCAACAGTGCATCTCAAATTAAGTCGATCACAATCTAATGTAGCAGATTCAAAAGGGCATGATGGAACAACTAGGGCGCGCCACTTAGTTAAAGGTCACTTCAAAGTACGCAAAACTGGCGTATTTTGGTGGTCTTTTCATATGGCAGGATCAGAAAAAGCAGGCGTTGTAATACGTAAGGGATATGAAGTGGAGGAGTAAAATGGCATTCAAACTTGTAGCAATCGTTAACGATAGTTTGTCATTAGGATCAATTCTAATGACAAAAGGTGTAACTGTAATATCAATAGATACTTATATTGGAGAAGCAGTTTCAAAAGAAAGTGCGAAAATACTTTCATCAACTAAAAAGAGAATCAAAAGATTTTCTCATCCAGAAGGAAAAACTGGTAGTGATCTTATAATGGAATATATGTTAGTTAGTCAAAAAGCACAATGGGGTGAATTAAAAAGTTTTTTAGTAAAACAAGGATTTTCAGAATCATCTGTTAATAATGCCATACAAAGATTAGTAAATGATTCAAATATAACCAGAGTTAAATCTGGAACATACGTTCTTAATCTTGAGAAAGCTCTTGAACTAAATCATCAGAAATAATCTGTTCTGTACCAGATATTTCGGCAAGTTGTTTTTTGGTATCTTCATCTAAAGTTTCAATTCCCTTCCACGGAAGTTGAAATCCATGTTCTTGTGCAAAATAAATGAGTCCTCCTAATTTCTTCGTTCCAATACGAGGAAGCTCAGGATGATGGGAGCGCCACTGCCTCATAAAATACCTTGGGCCGCGTCCATTCACTCCGTATCGAGTGCCACCTGAAATAGCCAACATAAATAATTCTTCAGCTTCTGCTAATGTGATTTTACTATATTCATTAGTATCATGTATAGCACCTATGAGTGGAAACATAACATTGTGGGCATATATTTCATTATTATCTGCTAATCCATTTTTACGAATATATTCACAACATTCTTTGGCTTTTAAATATCCAGTCCAATCCGTCTTCTTGGAGGGCTTAAATGGGCGCTTGGCGTGAGTTGCTGGTTGTATGCTCGACAGCGATTCTATTTGGGATCTTAGTTTACGTATATCAACTTTCTGATAGTTTTCTACTAAAATCTGTGATAACGCTGGCTTTTGGCCTTTCTCTTGTTTTTCTAATTTTGGATAGTTGACAGTTCCAGGTAATCGCATCACCCTGTCTACATTTGACATTGAATCTATTTTCCAACCATTAAATTTGGAGCGCAACAAATGCTCGAAATCACGAGCTAATGCAGTAACAATCATTCTATTTTCAATAATTTTATTATTGATTTGTTCTTCTTCGTCGTTTTTTGGTGGACGAAACAATTTTATGTTTTCAATTTTATTGAGAAGATAGATTAGATGATAACCACCTCCAGTAAATATGATAATAGATGGTTTTAGTTCATTATCTAAGTTTTTGTCTATGGCATCTAATACAGTTTCATGTGGCGCAAGCACATCTATATCAAATGCTAAGGCTCGAATTGCTATAATGTCATCTACATTGTTTTTCCCATATACACCTTGACGATGAATAACTTTACATGGTCTATTAACTGAATAATATATGTTGGAGCCTCTATCTTGACGTTCATGTATATCGCGGATCAAAAGATCTCTTTGAGAAGCTTCATAGGTACACCCTATTTCCCACTTAGGAAGTCCATTTTTCCCAAATGGAGCTTCAGAAGCAATAGTATGTCTGGCATTAGGATCTAGTTGATCAAGGAAGTACAATGCGTGATTTATATCTAGTTTGAGCATGGTTACCTCCTTAAACCGTATTATAGCACAAGTAGGAAGTGAAAGCAAGCCCCTAACTAAGGAAAGGAAACAGAATGGCCGGATTCATTTATAAATCATATAGTTTCGTAGACAAAAGCCCAATAATAGACTATGTACGTACTATAATTCAAGATA